TAATGGTCAAGAACTTAATAGTTCTCAGTATTCTTTTGTTGGTACAACATTAACAATAATAGGTACACTAGAGATAGTGAATGGACTACCTGATAAAGTAAATATCCTTTATACACCAACAACTGCTGGAGTTTTAGAATATTATACAAAGGCACAAGTAGATACTTTTTTAACAAATAAAGTTCCAACTACAAGAACAATATCAACCACAGCCCCATTAACAGGAGGTGGTGATTTAAGTGCTAATAGAACTTTAAGTATGCCACCAGCAAATTCTGGACAAGATGGTTATTTATACGGAACTGATTTTTTATACTTTCAAAATAAACAAGAACCAATTACACTAACAACTAGTGGTTATGGTGGATTAGCTACTTTTGAAGGGACTTTATTAAACATTCCAAGTATCGATCCGTGGATTCCTACAATGGTAGGCAACGAGACATTCAGAGGAGTAACATTTTCAAATAACTCAACAACCGACACTGTAAGTGGAGGTGTAACTGTTTCAACTAGTGCCTCAGTTGCTGCAAGATCAGTTGCTTCAACAAATTATGCATTAAAACAAATACGTAAAGGATTTTATGCAAGTGTTGTTTCTGCTGGTAGATATACAGGAATGAGGGGTTCAGCTCTGTTATGGTATATGGGTGGCGGTTTTAAGTATGTATGTGATTTCTACATATCTGATACTGCATACGGAAGTGGATGTAGACAATTTTATGGAATGGCTGGCCAAACTACTGATTTAACTTACAGTGATTCTGTTTTGGTCTCTTCATTAACAAACATAATTGGTGTTGGTTCTGATGCTGGAGATGCTTGGTTACAAGTATATTATAATGATGCTACAGGCGCAGCAACAAAAGTTGATTTAGGTTCGAATTTCCCGGCAAATAGAACTGCAGGAGCAGCACAAACAACAGTTTATTCGGTAGAGTTATATAATCGACCAGGTACTACGGAGGTTAAATACATTGTTACAAACAAAGAACTTGGAGCAAGCTCATTTGGCATTATAACTACAAATTTACCATTGCATACTCAAGGTTTGAATTTCTTTGCCTCTCGTTGTATGGGCGCAGGAGTTACCAATACGGGACAGTTTGATTTATTAACACTAGGCGTTTACTCTTTATAATATGGAACAATTTATTTTGCAAAGCGAGAACGTTATTTTGGATGATAACGAGGTTAACGTAATATTAAGACCAATTAATACTGCAATAGTTAATTACATTGGTACGTGTAAAGTATATGCCAATTTAACTGAGGCAACAGATGACTTAGCAAATTTTATATCTACAATGACACCTATACTTTACGACAATATGGATTCATCAATAAAAGCTAATTACTACTTATAATATGCAATCAATTAAACTAATATCAAGAGGGCAATTAGATTTAAACCCTACAGTACAAACCGTTGGAAGTTCTTCAACGGTTACACCAACAAGTACAAATGATTTGGTTGTTATTACGGCTCAGGCTGCAGGTTTAACAATTGCTAATCCGACAGGTACAATGATACAAGGACAGTCTTTAATGATAAGAATAAAAGATAACGGGACAGCTCGAAGTATTGCTTTTGGAACAAACTATAGAGCAATAGGTATAACTTTACCAACAACAACTGTGATAAATAAAACATTGTATTTAGGTATGATTTGGAATTCTACTGATACAAAGTTTGATGTTGTTGGATTAAATCAGGAAGCATAATGTATTATTCATTAATTAGTTCGATGAAAAAAGGTAGCGGTTTTGATCCAGACGCGCAGGCTTTTATAACGGCTACTGCAATAACAGATACAATACAACAAGACGCAATTAATACTTTGGTTTTGGACTTTAAAACATTTGGTATATGGAATAAAATGAAAGCCATATATCCAATGGTTGGCGGTACTGCTATAAGGCATCAATATAATTTAAAAGATGCAAGAGATTTAGATATTGCATTCAGATTATCGTTTATTGGTGGATGGATACATTCAAATAATGGAGCATTACCAAATGGAACAACTGCATACGCGGATACTTTCTTAAATACTGCTACAGTTATAGCAAATGCAAACGATGGTCATTTAAGTTATTATTCAAGGACAAACAATTCCGGAACGAATCAAATTGAAATAGGAAATAGAGATTCAGCTTCATCATTTGACTTAGTTATAAAGTTTGGCGGTGGAAACTTAGCTGGTGCTTGTATAAATATGAGTGATACAAATGTATTTACAAACAATACAACTTCTACCGGATTATACCACGCAAATCAAAATAATATTGCGAATGTGCGTAAAATGTTTAAAAACGGATCTGTATTGGCAACTCAAACAATTGCACAAAATGCACAACCAAGCGAGAAAGTTTATATTGGAGCAAGAGGAGGTGTTTCATCGGGATTTTTTAGTAGTAGAGAATGCTCCTTTGCATCAATTGGTAATGGATTAACCGACATTGAATCTGCAAACCTTTATACGGCAGTTCAAGCATTTCAAACAACATTATCAAGACAAATAATTGATACAGATGCGCAAGCATTTATAACAGCTGCGGTAATAACTAATCCAATTCAAATAAGTGCAGTAGATAAATTGGTTAGTGATCTAAAGACTTATGGTATTTGGAGTAAAATGAAAGCTATTTATCCAATGGTAGGTGGAACTGCAAATACTCATAAATTCAATTTAAAAGACCCGAGAGATTTGAATGCTGCTTTTAGATTGTCATTTATTGGGGGTTGGACTCATTCTATAACGGGGGCAAAACCAAATGGAAGTACAGGTTATGCAGATACATTTTTAGTACCTAATGTTGATTTAACTTTAAATAATGCTGGTATTTCATATTATACTAGAGATTTCAAAACACCAATTGCGCCAAATAAAGGAGCATTAATGGGTGGTGGTGCTGGTACAAACGAATTATCTTTTTTTGTTGATTATGCTGGAACTGATTATATCGCAAATAATAACGCTGAGACCACAGGTACGCAATTTGCAGGAACTAGAGGTTTTTATCATAACACAAGGATAGTATCTACAGGTTATAAAGTTTATAGAAACGGAACAATAGCGTATAATTTAGCAGCAGCCTCTGTTGCTAGAACTGCTTCAACTTTACAAATCGCCAGGGTTAATGGGTACGGGGATTTAACAAATGTAGAGTGCTCATTTTCTTCAATAGATACAGGATTGACAGATACAGAAGCAGCTAATTTTTATACTGCAGTACAAACATTTCAAACAACATTATCAAGGCAAGTTTAATTATGGAAGTATACAAATTAACAACAGAACAAAAAGAATCTTTAATTGGTAAAACATATGATAGTGTACAATATTTTAACCCAACTCTAGATGCAAATGGTAATTGGTTTATTTCAGTTGAAGAAGTAAATTATTGTTTGAATGAGGATTTTTTATGGGTAAAAGATTTACCAACGATAGAATATAATCCTGTAATAAGCGAACGCTTTTAAATTTCGCGCTATGACAATTAGAACATTCATTTCAGGATTGGTTATATCTATAACAACATTTTTAACGCCTGTATTAGGGTTCCTATTATTAATAGGAATTATGATACTAGTAGACACGGTATTTGCGATGTATGTTGCTTATACAACCGGTAAAGGAATGAAAAGTTTAACAAGTGATAAATTCTTTAATATAGCTCCAAAGATATTCTTTTATCTAGGATCTATAATTTTAGCATTTGGATGTGACTATTTATTCGTTGGAGATGGATCTGTATTTGGCGTTACATTACTTGGGACTAAAGTTGTATCATTTACATTTATAGCTAATGAAATAAAAAGTATAAACGAAACATACGTAAAGAAGTTTGGTAAAAGCATTTATGCTACTGTAAAAGAATTATACGTTACAATAAAAAAAATAAAGAAGGATATATCTGACCTTATAAATACAGATAACAACTAATAAAAGTTATTATGAAAAAAATTCCAGTAGAGATTACAAACTTGTTAGATGAAGCTGCAAAGAAATATAGCGAATCTAAAGCAACAACTGATGCAGGAGCTGTATTAAGATTTATTGCTAAATTCGTATCTGTTAATACTATTGTTAAATTGTTTGCTCATAAATTAGTAAAGTAACATGCTAACCACGGCACAGTTAAACAAGAAGTACGGAGTACCGAGTGCTAATCCAAATTTCTTAACTACAATCGAATTACCTTATCCTATGAAGTTAGCTTGGGATATGACTAAGACAACTAAAAAGATGTCATGCCATAAACTTGTAGCTGACAAATTTAAGAAAGTATTCGACCAGATATTAGAGGCTTATGGTTTAGAGAAAATACAGGAACTTGGTATTGACAAGTTTGGTGGTTGCTTTAACTTTAGAACAATGCGTGGAGGTACTGAATTATCAAAGCATTCATGGGGAGTTGCAGTAGATTTGGATCCTGAAAGAAACCAACTAAAGGAAACTAGTAAGACAGCTAGATTTGCAAGA